CTGTTCCTGCGGTGTGAAAAGTGATTTGAATTTGTTGGCGACGACAGCCACCCATGACTCCTGCCGCGCCACTGCCGTGCCGGTATCGTCGAAGGTGATCGCACCTCCTTCCGACTTGTAACCAAACACCTCTGCATTGCCGCCGTTACGGATGATCACAGCCTGAGAGTCAGTGAAATCAGCCACCCAGGCGTATTCATCTGGCCCGGACGCAAACTTAGCTTTGGCTGCCCGGTCGAGGCGCTGCTCACGCTCTCTGTAGGATTCCCCCACCAATGCGCCTGAATTGGCCCTCAGCGGCTGCGCGAGGTCAGCGTTGACCATCAGGCCTACTCCCTGTTCCGGCGTCGCTGCGCCCACCTCATGCAGCAGAATGGCGTCATGGTCCATACTGTGGATCTTCGCCACCCATCCAGCACCGGTGGCTCGCTGCTGCTCGTTAGGCTCAAGCTGGTCGAGGAAAGCTGCGACGCTGGTATGAATCGGCGGTACGTCATCACCACGCTCGATAGCTGCAACGCGCTCCAGTAGCTCGCGTCCTCCCTCCGATTCCTCCGCCCGGGCAACATCCACCCACTTCTCGACGTAGATACGGTTGCCGGACTTCTTAACGTTGCGGTTCCACGCGCCTACATAGCCGACGTTCAACCCCTCCGGCGAGAACGCAGAAACGAATTCACCGTTAACCTGCGGATGACCAAGTGGAGCCAGAGTGCCTTCCAGACCCTGATAGTGGGCGTCGATTTCCTCCGCCGTGTACAGTCCGCCGTTCATGACTACGTTGGCCGGCAGCGTGTAGCTCGGAAGCACGAGATGCTCACGGCCGTTATGCGTTTCACGCCGGATAGACTGGCTGTTAACCTTCGTGGTGATGTTTACCTGCATAGGCATAGCTATTTCTCCGCCCAGGCGTAACCGCGCGCCTGCATCGTTTTGTATTCCTGTTTGAGTTTGGTGATGGTGTCTGGGTACTCCGGCTTTCCTTCGTCGTCGACCAGCACCGACTGCTGACTGCATTTGCAGTTGATGGAGTTACCATCCTTGCTGTACCAGTCCCTCACCTCTTCGTTGGTATAGAGGTGAGCATGACGCACCGCATGTGTATGGCGGGTAGTCGGCGACAGTGCAGAGATATGAACCAGTAGCGTTTTCAGCCCATAAAGGTCATTCGCCTCCTGATCTTCATCCCACTTCGCCCGGCGCAGCGCCGTAGTAACCTCAGTACGTGCTATCCGGTTCGCCCGACGCTTCTCAATACCGGTCTGATCGGTAAGGTTCCTGGAGATTTCCAGCGGGTTGAGACCGCGCCCGACGCCATCAGTAAGCACTCGCACCATATCGCGCTTCACCTCAGCGCTGAGTCCTTTCATCTCCTCAAATACGCGAGCGTGAACCAGCGCCATTCGTTGCTGATACGGGTCGCTTGCGAGGATGGACGCCAGCGACTCACGACCTGCGGCATACACAGGTGACTGCTGGCTGAGGTTGTAGAACGACTGCCCTGTACCTTTCTCCGATGCCAGATCGATGTACTCGTAAAACCACAGGTCGTACTCGTTGCCCTCCATCAGCACCTGATCAACCAGGTAACTGGCATCGTTCAGGATGATGGTGAGCAACGTTGGGTTTAACTGGTATTCGTATCTGGCGTTTACTGCGAGGGAGGAAGGTATTTTATCGAGTGCTGATTTGTACGCTTTGCCAATCTTATTCATCCGCCTGGCGAAGTCTTTCATAGCCCGGCGTTCGAGTGCATCGGCTCCCGTTGGATCTTCGTAATTACTCGGTAGAATTGGCGGCTTCGTCTTCTTCTTCGTCGCCATCCTCTTCTCCTAACGGCTTTTTGTCATTGTTTTCGTAGCCGGCGGCCGTACGAATCTCTGCGCGACTGAATGCCGGATTTTCTCCGCTGCCCTGCATGCTCTGGTTAATCTCGCCCATGGTTTTGGCGTTGATCAGCTTTTCTGCACCGGTCTGTTCGTTCAGGTCATCCCAGATAACAGCCTTTTGGCTTATCGGGTCGATGATCTGGAGATCAATAAGCTTGTCGCAGAAGTCCTCTATCTCGAAAGCGAGGTCTACCCGGCGTGACTGACAGCGGGAATTCATGTACTTCTGGTCTTCGGTACTGGACCGTTCGGCCTGCTGATTGCCAACCAGAATCCGCGTAGGGATGTCCACACCAGCTGCGGCGGTCTGGAGGTTAACGTTATAGGTCGCCGACGGATCAGCCACAGCAGTGACCAGCGGTGTGACTGTGGCCCCCTGGGTCGTCATCAGAACGTCGTTACCACGGTTCATCTCCCCGGCAACTTCGTTAAACTTATCCTGCAGCTCGTCAATGCTCACGCCATAAAGCGAAGCGAGATTATTGAAGTCGATTTCCTTCTCAAAGTTGACATTAAGCTGCCGCGCGGCGTTCTTCAGGAATGACTCGCCAGACCCGCCCTCCACCTTCTCCAGACTCACAAAGGCGTTATAAGCTGGCTCAAGGAAGCCAATGGCATCATCTGAGTAATCACCAAGGATAAACACGCGATCTGGGTGGATATTGACGCGGCGGCTTGAACCGTTAGGCAGACGCTCGGTGTATTGCCACATCTTCGGCTGGCCGTACGTCTTGGAGTTAAGACCGGTATCCCACTCACCCACAGTCAGCGAACCAGCCCAGGCTACAGAAACCTTTTGCAGCCCTCGGCCCTTGGTAACTGACAGATTCCAGTCTTTATCATCACGAATGTGCAGCAGGATGCCAGCATAACGGCCAACCAGGCGACGGCGGTCTGCATCCGCAAACGAGCGCCACAGTCTGGAGGTGAAGACCTGTTTAGACTTCTTCTCCCAGGCGGTTTCGTTTTCGCTCTCGTCGGCGTCGTCACCCTCTATGATTTCCGGGTTAGTCTGCCAGCATTTGCCAACCAGCTTTTCTACAGCCCCGTGAGCTATTCCGCCGCGCCGGTACAGTGAGTAGAGATTGTCGTAGGTGATCTGCTCAGGGAATCCGTACTCGCACCATGCGGAATGGCGCTTATTGTCCAGCCCCATCGCCGGAGCCATCAGCCCCATACGGGCGCGCGCCATCCGCGCATCGTTCAACGCATGGTTGACGGCGAGAGTTAATTTGTCAGTCATGGTTTGTCCGTTTGGTTAGCGAAGGCGTTTCGGAATCATCATCCCCACAGGTTGCGATCCATTCAGTTCAGTCAGTGCGTAAACCATCGCATCGAGGCGGTCAGGTGATTTCTTCGCGGTGGCGGGGATGTATTCCATCAACTGGTTCTCCAACACGTAGAGATTGCCGTGATTTGCCACTCGCCCCTGCTCGTAGAGCGCCGATATCGGCTCCGCGCGGGCATACTTCCCTTTGCTGGCATGGACACGAATGATGCGACCTTTGAAACCGGCGTTTCGGAGTGTCTCCTCCGCCATGTCTCCGCCCTGGTTCGTCTCAATGACTATCGCGTCAGCTTCGTGTTGCTCATAAGCCGATATGGCTTTCTTGGCCCATCCTGCAGGTGAATATTTGCCGCTGTAATCGCCATCAACAGAGAACTGTTTTTTGTCACCTGACCCATACGAACTGGCCGCAATAATCCCCGTCTCATCGCTTTCATCGCTATTGGTTGCTTGCGGGTCTATCGCGACAACAGCACGCACCTTGTCGTGATGAATCTGCAGCTCATGCGCCGCGCTGATCATCACCTCCGTCCAGAGAGCACCCTCAGCATTGAACCTGCGGGGCTTCTGCATGTACTGCGCTTCGGCGGTGCGCCGGTGAGAAAACAGCGATACGCGGTGCGATTCGTTGTGCTTGAACGGCCATAGCCAGCCATCAGGCAGGCCGTGGTCAATCGGTATGGCGTGGGTGTTTTCCGGGTACTGGTCGGAGTATGCCTGGCTGTTGTTGATGAGCACCGGCAGATTCAGGTGGTGCCACTTCTCACCGCTTCCGCCCCGCAGCAGGTAGCCGCTAAGGTCGTGGTAGTGAATGCGCTGCATGATGACAATCATCGGCGTCGTCTCGATCGCCAGTCGTGATTTTATTGTCTCGTTAAAGCGGTTGTTGACCCCGTCGCGGACGATCTCCGAGTAAGCGTCATCTGGCTTAACCGGGTCATCGATAATTAGCGCGCCCTGCCAGCCAGGCTCCATGTGTCCGGCACGAAAGCCTGTAACCTGTCCCGCAGCTGACGAGGCATAAACGCCGCCGCCGTGCTCGGTCCACCACATCGCCTTACTGTCAGCGTCATCGCGTAGCGACATTGGCCACATCGACTGATACGCCTGCGACTTAATCATGCCGCGCGCAGTTGAGGAGTTCAGCAGCGCCAGATTGTGCGAATAGGACAGGTGCATGAAGCGGGCCCGACAGTTAAGCGCCAGCCCTCGGCCCATCATATTGATGGTCGCCAGTTCCGTCTTAGTGTACCCAGGCGGAACGTTGATGATCAGGCGCGTAATCTCACCATCGATAACGCGGTCCAGCGTCTGCTGAATCACCTTGTGGTGAGGCGCGACAATCATCTTGCCGCCGGTGCGCTGCTTGAAGAAGTAGCGCGCGTAATACAGACCGTCCTCTTCACATTCTACCCGGCGGGCAAATGTCTTTTGCTCAGCAGTCGTCATCCTCCAAC